ATCGGTTGCTTGTCTTGGAGACATAACAAATGGAGTATCTCCATCTGCTCTTAGTGGCAAGTCTAACATTTCACGAGCCTCGTTTGGAGTCATAACCTGAGTCTTTACATATCTTTCAAGGATTTGGGATTGTGCAATTTCATCGGTTAAGGTTAATTCATTAAACTTAAGTTCAAGAATATCTGTTTTTTCTCTTATAATTTTATTTACAACCTTTTCTAAATGTTTTTGTGCTGGACGAGAAACCTGTTCTTTAAATGTGCGGTCTTGAGAAAGTGCTGCTGCGATGCCTCCAGAGTCTGCACCACCTAGTTTTGAAATAGGAACTTGATGAGCAATTAAAATATCATCACGATTTTGTTTACGATACTCTTTAAATGAGCCATCCTGGATACCGTTTTCAATTGGTTCCATCTTAAATTCAACCTTATTTCCTTCTGTATCTCCAGGAAGCGGGATATAAAGAGTTCTGTGTGATTGAGCCTTAAGTCCAGTCTGTAAAAATCTAAACATTTTGTCTTCAGCATCGCCTGAAAGTTTTGCACCTTTTAGAGTTACAACATATCTTGGAACAGCCTTATTTTCAAAGTAGTCAATATTATACTGAGAAGCAAGTTGATCTCCAATAAGAGATGGCATTGCTGCAATAATATCTGGAACTCCATAAAATGTGTTTAAAGGTGAGTATTGTTTTAAATGGATTATTTCATTAGGTCGTGGATCTGTACCTAGAGGATTTGCATTTTTTGCTCCAAAGTTTCTAAAGTAAACCACCTTCTGACCAATAATCTGCACAAATCCATCACGCAAGCGTCGTATGCGGACAGTTGTTGCTGGAATGTGACCAACATAACCGATCTCACCAGCAGTTGTTCTACCTACTTCAATAAATCCATTACCTGTTGCTTGAAGGTCTGTGTAAACCTTTTCCATTGTTTTTGTAAAACTATCATCATCATTTAAATTTTCTAGCCAGTCACGTAGTTGGATCTTGGCTCTTTCAATACGATTACGAGCACGGTCTACCGCACCTGCATCTTCGTTCATTTCAAACCTTAATAACGTTCTATCTGAAATATCAAAACGATATCCAAGACCAACAATGTTTTCTACTTTAGCATCAATCGCAGCATGGTTAGCAAATGATGTGTCATAGAAGTTGGCTAATTCATACATATTATATGGAGGAGTAATTACGTCAAATAGTCCGTAACCATTTCTATACACCGTGCCAGGATTGATTTGTTTAGATCCTGCGTTTACTCCAGATGGTGTTGCATTTGCTGCGTCTAAATATGCTTCATTAAATTCAGGTGCAGCATATTTTGTTAGATTACGTGTTGTTCTACGACGAAAGTTTTGATCAAGTCCAGCATAATCTTTTAAAGCATCCCAAGTTTTATTAAATGGATCATGTGATTTAAAGATATTGTCTTCTTTTTCTTCTGTGTTAAGACTTGCACGGATATACTGTTCTTCACTCATCCATAGCCCCTCTTCCATGCTTATCTAATGTTTGTTGTGCTGCATGCCAAGCACCTAAGTCATTCATTGAAGGAATCAATCCTTCTTTTAATCTTGCTTTTTGTTCGGAATACTCTTCTTCGCTAACCTGAGTTAAACCTGCTACAAATACCGCTTGGCCAAGTCCATCATCTCCATTGTGCATTGCAACCTTCTTTAACTCTGCAATTTTTGTAAGATCTCCACGGTCGGACGGGATGTTTAAAACTGAGCCTTCGTCGTCTGTAAACCATTTACCATTAGATTTCTTATATACGTAAAGACCCCAGTCATAATGCTTATCTATTACCTGACGTCGGACATTTTTAACATAAGGCTTACCAGTTTTTGGGTTAATTAAAGATTCCATAACCATAAGTATATCAGACTATACTGGTGTAACGACAGTACTTGACCACTCTATTCCTGTATATACCTTTAATTTTTCAGATTGATAGATTAATCCTTCTCCATCATCAATAATAATTTTATTAGTTCCAATATATGTCTTGTAGATTTCTAGTGGATTAATACCATAAAACTCTGATGATCCTATGACCAACATGCCGTCCCAAGTAAAGTTATTATTCCAGAATTGCCAGTCAAAAGTAGTAATTCCGTCTGTTAAAACTTTAAACCATGGCCTCAAGGTTTTACTTTCAACCTCTTGCAAACTATTTGCCTGATAATAAGCAATATTATTAAACAAGGCTGGCCCAGTAATATTTATATTTCCTAAGTAAGAATCGTAGACCAAAGAGGTTAAAAATGATATACCTATAGAAGACCAGTCCTTAAGAGATAAAACTGGCTCTCTTACAAGGTTACCGTTTAAATAAAATGCAACTCCATTATAGGCAACTCCATTTTCATTTAAAACAAAAATTCTTCCTCTATTTAAGTCAAGGCTATTGGCTTGAATATAAAACTTTAATGTTCCATTTTTATGATTAATTTCAAATAGTTCTATTGGTGTTTCTGGAAATGTATTTTGATCATATCTTAGCCATAGTTGCATAGCGCTTACTTTATAGGATGTTGCTAATTCTTTATTAATTGGTAAAGATAAACCACGATTTTCTAAGGGATTTAATTCTCCACGAATCTCTAGCCCAGAAGTTTTAGTTAGATATAAATATGGAGTGCTTTCTTTATATACGCTAAATGGATTTTTTGACTTATAGTCAAAATATATACCATTCTTTTTATATGGAAATACATCTACTCCAAATCTTGTTCCAACTGGATTAGAAGAGTTATCATTAAATGCTTGTGATGCTAACTGTAGTTTATTTAATAATATTGGTTTATTTAAAATTCCACGACTATTGAATTCAAGACTATACACAATAGCAAGATCATTAAAATTTTCTGTTTTAATTGGATAAATTAATGTATTGTTTAAAACTTCAAATCTAGTTGTTTTCCAATTTTCATAATCATTCATGTCAAGAATTTTATATTCATTTAATGTTTGTTGATTGTCAAATGCTGTTGGAATATTTGCTCCATCGGCAGCATACTGAAAAGTAATATAACTTTTTATTTGTGCACCAGAGGTGTCGTAATAATAGCCAGTAGTTCCAGATTCTTCTAATAGGTTTGTAGTTGTTGGATATCCTAAATTAAATTGTAAAAAATCTAGGTCGTAATATTCTTCATCATTTTTGTTTTTTACAAATTGTCCAAAATATGAAAGTGGCAAATAGTCTTGCCAATATCCAGCAACACCTATATCTAAGAAATATTTTTGATACACTTCGGAAGGTAAAAGGGTGTAACTTGCTGTATGGTTAGTTAGTGTTGATCCATTATTTAAAACAACGATTCCATTTTCACTAAAACTATTTAATATTTTAGAAGAATTTGTTGCGCTACAAAAACCAACAGAATATATCCTACCAGTAAAACTATAATCTCCAGAGTTATCTCCACCAACATACATTTTTAATAAGTTTTGATTTCCAAAAAAAGAACTTACATTGCTACCAAAAGTATTTGATAAATCTATTAAGTTAAACCCTACAGCAAAAAGCGCATTTGCTGTTATTGTATTTGATGTAAATAATAGTTCTGTGTTTCCACCATAAGTTAAAGAATATTTAATTTGATTAGCATCTTTAATAATAGAAAAATAGTTTCCAGTTATTGGGTTATATATTTTAAACAATATTTGATCAGAAACAAGATCATGAGAACTAAAAACACCATAAAAACTATCAACCTGATTTCCTAAAATATTAAATTTATCAAAATTAATATACGTATTTTTAGAATTCCAAGTGTTATTTGGTCTAAAAGACAAAAATTTATTTTCAATGAATGGTCCAGATTCATTTTCTTGTATGTTTTGATTATCATCATACAGGTTTTCTAATGTTTTACCATCTAAAAATATTTCAGGCAGGGAATATTCTGGTGTCCTTAAACTTGTTGCCGTTGTTGTTAAATTATCAAAACTTCCTTGATTCCATTTGGCAAAATCTGGATAATTATAGTTTGCAGTATAGTTAGCAAATGGATAGTCTACAAATGCGGTTGTTCCGCCATATGCTGAATTAAGACCTTCTGGAGATACAACCCCCTGTCCATATACCCATCTACGTTTTGCAACCGTAATTGGAACTTGATATGAATAAATTGCAACACAATCAATTTCAAAAGGATATACATCATTGCTTGCATAAAATCCTAGCCAATCTTGACTGTCTCCACTATTGTCAAACTCTTCTGGTAAAGAAAGATTTTCAGTATTTAAAGATAAAGATAAAACTTCTTCTCCATTTACAAGCAATGATGCAGCATTTCTAATTACACGAATATGGATTAACATTGGCCTAAACCATTCACCAACAAAGTGAGAAGCAAATTGATTTCCAATAACTAACGTTAAAAATCCATCCTCAACGTATAATCCATCATCTGATGAAATTGGTCCAAATATTTTAAATGCAGTTGATGTATTTGCTGCAACTCTTGCCCAAAACTCAACAGTGTATTCGTTATACTGTCCTTTTTTATTTAAAAATCCCTTACCTGGAATAATTAAAGATGCATCTGTATAAGGCTCTATCCTCGTCACCCCACTTGCACCATACACTAAAGGAATCCCTGTATTTTTACATTTTAACCCACCTTCTGTAATGTAATAACCAGAGGCTTGTGCAGTTCCGTATGCTTGTGCTTCTGTTGCGTCTAAACCACGATATATACTTATAGTTGATGGAACAGTTGTTTGTGTTGCTCCATTTAAAGAATATGTATTAAATTCTTCATTCCATTGACCTAAAGTAATTCCATTAAAATAAAATTCATTATCTGTTGAACTTGCCGAACCTTCAAATATTTTTACTTTAAGAACAATTCTTATTTGTGCTGAGACATTTGGTATTTCAAAGGTTTCAGAAATAAATCCCCATTTTTGGTATAACGTACTAGTAAAAGTTTTTAAGTTTTGAACTATTGTAGATGTGGCTGGGTCTGTATATTCATAGCCTATAGAAACGTTTTGTAGAAAAATGCTGTTTGAATAAAAATATGATCCTATTGTAAAAGTTCCAAGATCTTCAAGTGTGTTTAAATTTAATATATTAGGACTAATTATTGATGCTTCAAGTGTTTCTGATACTGGAACGTTAACCCTGACTCTTGATAAATAACTATCTACAAATGGTTCATTTAAATTTGCGGACGACGTTGCAACTACACAGTTTGTTTTTGTCCACAGGGTTGTAAGATTACGCTGTGCTTCAGTAATTAAACCTTTATAGTCAAGGCTATCGTCTAATGCCCACAAAACTAATGGATGCTCAGAATATATTTTTTCTGCATATAAATTGGACGGACTAGACATATTTCTCCTTGACTTTAATTATAGCAGGAATGTGCTGCAAAATGTCATTTATTTTATTGCTTGTTAAAGTTTTTATAGCCCATCCCAGTGTCAATGGCTAATAAGTTTTTTGCCTCAAATACCCAATTTGTTAAATCTTCTCCACCAACAGTATCGTAATGTCTTGACATTTTTTTGGTTGTTTTAAAGACCTCGCTTTTGTCTAAAACCTCTTTAGACTTTACGACTATCCAATCCCAAAATGGTGTCTTATATAAAGACCCACCATGATACATATAGTGAATCATATCTGAAACAGCATTTACATTTTTATAAAACACAGCATTCATATCTAAATTTTCTTTTTCATTAATTTTATCCATTAATAATTTGTTGATTCCATCATATAACCATAAAGAATTAGCAAACATGGGCTCTAAAAATAAAGCATTATTACCATTTTTTATGACTCTTCCATCTATTATTTTTTTAGCAAAATATGATTTAAATGAATACTCAATATTATCTAATTTATTTATTGGTACATTTATTTCTTTAGAAAAGTTTTCTTTTGCTATATCTTTATCTGTAATACTACTATTATATAGATACCCATAAGATGTTCTGGTTTTTAATGGTATTACAAACATCCAACCATCTTCTGTTGCAACATGCTTTGTGTGAAGAAAGTTAGATCCATTTTTTATATTGTGGACAAGGCATGAATCTGTTGTTGGCGTTAATACATTATATTCACTATAATCTTTTGGCCGTCCAGAGCAATCTATTACATATTCAAATTCATGATATACACCATCTATTTCAACTACAGCCTTTTCTTCAATAGTTTTTATATTTTTAACAGTTCCTTCTATAAAATTAAACTTATTTCCCCATCTTTCAGAAAATTTTTCTATTGCCCATTTTTTTAATTTAAATGTATCTATATGAAGAGCAGCAGAAGAACCTATTAGTGGATTTATAAAATCTTTGTTACGCCATTTTTCATACATTGTTCCGTACTTGACAGTTGAATTTAAATCTCCATCTGTCAATTCACTATACATAGAAAAATTTGTTCCATAACTAATGGCACTAATAAATGAGGGGTTTGTGCTCTCTCCAATTCCAAAAATAGGAATATTTGGATCAGATATTGATACTACTTCCCAATCATTATTTAAATAAAAAAGAAAATGGGCTAAGGATTGAACCCCTGCTGTTCCTAAACCAATAACTGCTAATTTTTTCATTTTATTATTTAATATAGTTTTATTTCACAAGCATCAGTAGAGCAATACTTTTCAGATTCTGCGTCTAAGTTATCTTTGCCATCATATATT